CATACAACTTGGTAGCGTGTGGCCCATAGACTGCTTGGCTCCTACCTTTGTCGTCCTTCTCATAGCGGAGGTCAGGGTACAACAACTTCATTCCGTTGGGCAATTCAATCTCGCCTTTGCGGAACGTAATGCATTTATACACGAGTTCTTCGCCATTGACAAGCGACCTGTGCAAAGCTGTTTCACAGAGACTCCAGAACGCTACAACAGGGTACGCAGTTCTCCTATACGTATCTATGATTGCCTTGGATGCAAGCGCATGGTGCAGAAGTTCCGGCGTGGTACACGTGTGCGGTATCTCCAACAGCTTCTCTTCGTTGCCTGACATCTTTACAAACGCGCTCGCATACTCTGAGTCAACGCCTAACTTCTTTGCAAAGTCTTTCGAATACCGCTGAGGCGGCGCACCGAGGAACCCGACAAGTAGTTGGGACGCAAAGGAAGCCCAACCGAGTCCATAGCCGCATCCCAGAAGCGCACTCTTTGCCGACTGCCGCAAGTCTGGATGAGTGTCTTTGGTGAGACCGGGGATGTTAAACATCTGACTGCCGAACGCCGCGTAAGGGTCGCCTCCACGCCTGAAAATTTCAAGCATATCTTCGTAGTCGGAAAGCCACGCAAGCACTCGCGGCTCAATCTGCGATAGATCGCCGACAACGAGTTGGTAGCCATCGGGAGCCATAATCGCTTTGCGTAGGAACGACTTGCGCTTAAGGTTTTGCATGTTAATGGCCGAGCCTTTCGCCGCTGTCCATCTGCCTGTCTGTGCGCCGTAATAAGAAAGCGGGACTGGAAGCGTACCACGTTGTCCAATATCAAGAAATCTTTGGGCGCGGGTTCTCTCAGTGGTTGATTTAACCTTAAGACGCGCTTGACAAAGTAGGGCAACGTCTTCACGTTCACTGTTGAGTAGCGTTTGAAATAGGGCATCGTTCTTGGCAAGAGCGAGCGTGGTTTTCCCCGTTGTCTTGCTTGTCTTTGTGGGCGGAACCACATTGAGTTTCGTAAGTAGTTCAGCAAACTTTGGGTTCGAAGCCAGCTCAGCTTCCTCCACGCCGAGCCTCTGTAATAGTTGTTCACGAGCAGTTCCTTCCTCGGCTAGTGCCTTGATTAACATTGGTTGATCTAACTGCAACAGCGGACGCGTGTACATCTTCAGCGTCATGTCGATGAGCCTTAACTCCTTGGATGGGTAGGCATCCACCAGCCGTTTAAATATTTCCTCGCACAGAAACACATCATGTTTGCAGTACTCAGCGAGGTCTCGCTCGAGCGCGGCGTCCAACTCGTGAACTCCATTAGTTGAGTGTACAGCTGTCCCTTTCTCGGGGAGTCCGAAATCTCGGGCAAGTTTGGCGAGTGAGTTTCCAACTTCCACGCCACGTAAAGCTCGTGCCATCGATAGCGTGTCGAAGATGAAACATGGATGGGCGTTGTATCTCCACTCCATAATTGATACATCGAACTGTGCGTTATGGGCAAGCACTGCGGTTCGTCCCCAGTCGACCCCATCAAGGTACTCACGTAACTCTGTATCTCCAAACCATCTAATTGGTTCATCGCTTCCGTATACATGGACGCAAGCTCCGAACGCTCTAAATTTATCATGGCGTATGTACTCCTCGGTTGTCATCTTGCTGAGCGTGTACTCTTTGCTATCCCAGTACGTCTCAAAGTCGATGGTTATTATTCTGTCAAATGGTTTGGTCAATTAAAGTTCTCCTTGGGTGGTGCGTCGAGGACGTTTAGAAAGCCGAAAAAATCGTTTGCCGCCAACATAAGTTGCGACGCCTCCATCTCATCACAGTTTAGGGTGACGACTCCTGCGAAGTTATCTTCTGCTCGACCAATGATGACAACGCCTTGCGCTTGCCCTTCTCCATAACACATCACCAACTTGTATATCAGTAGCTTGAAGTGCGCCTGCTCTTCGTCTGACATCTTGTTAATGCGTTGCTCTAACTCTTCTTGTGACATTGCTTCGCTCATGATAAGACCTCCTTTAAAGTTTGTATGTTGTCCTCATTGATGACAACGGCTATCCCCCCTGCGCCACGTATGCGGCTTAGATGGGCTTCTTGTAGAGCGGTGGTTTTACCCTTACCCGCTTTCGCTTCGATGCCAACGAACTTGCCGTTAGCACATACAAGGAAGTCAGGCACCCCTGAGTTCCCGTACCCTGTCCCGATGGGCATGGCGTAGTACATGCCAAGCTCATCAAGAATCTTCCTGATTTGCTTCTTGACTTTTACTTCTGGTGTTGACATGTCAACCTCCTGTTAATTAGGTGAGGGGGTAAAGTAGATTACGCGCCCCCTCGTGTCGCGTTGCGGAATGGCAACAAGAGGTCAATTACTCAAAGGACTGGACGCCCCTTGTTGCCGACAAAGTGTGGTCGCATCTACTGGGCTTGCACAAATCATCTTATCGTGAACACGTCAGTCCTCTGAATTTAATTTGGTTCTTCTGCCTGTGTGGTTAGGTTTCGGGCAGTTCTCAGGCACGTCAACGACGACCCATATTGCGGCTAGTGTATTGCGGTAAGTTGCGTTCTCCCACCGATCGATGTACACCCCAAACACACTCTCCAATGCTTTGTTGACAACACGCTTGTCTATGCCCGTGAGCTTAGATATATCGCTTGACTTCAAACCATCGGGGTGTTGTTTGAGTGTATCCCGAATGATATTGTGATTACTCTTCACTCTTCATCTCTCTAACGTACTGCGCAAAACTTGCGGCGGTATCACCAAAGGCAATACGCATCCTTTCAAACTCTTGCGCTACTTCTTCTAGTGTTTGATTGCGTGCTAGGGCGGCAAAAGCTTCTACCTTCTCAACTTGGGCTTCATTAAGATGTTGTATGTAGCCCATGCCAGACTTCTGCGCTAAAACAAACAGCGTGTCTTTATTCATAGTGGTGCGTCCTCATGGTTATCTGGGTTGAACTTGGGCACGCGAGTGCCCTTGTCTTTTGGGTTTGGGAATGGTGGGAAAGGCCAAGTCATATTATCCGCCGAAGAGTTTCTTCAAGTAGTCATACAACTCGCGTGCTTGTATAGCGTTCATGTGCTTGATAGTTTCCTCTGGCGTCTTGCCAAACACAATCGTATTCACCACGCGCTTGCTTGTAGCTTCGGGTTGTAGCGCGGCAATGCCATCGTTCTGTGGGGCGGTCGCTTGTGGTCGCTTGTGGTCGTTAGCGGTCGCTGGCTTGACTTTCGTGGGCGCTTTGGGCTTCTTTGTGTATTTAACGCTTGCCTTCATGGGTACGTATTCGTCCACAGTAACGCGATAGCCGTGGTTGTTATCGCGAGTAGCTAGACCAGCGCGGACGAACTGAGCCATGAGCGCGGTAACTGATGACTCTTTGAAGCCATGTTTGGTGAGGTCGCGACTCGCGGCGGCGGCAGTAGTGCCCGGGTGTAACTTTATATAGTCAAAGGTCACACGAGTTACGTTGTTTTGAATTGCGAATGGGGTTTTTGTCATAAGTTTCTCCTTGAGTTGTTGTCCTGTGGGGGTGGGTTCCCACGTTTCGATTGCGCTTTTAAGTGCGGTTTGAATATCAGGCATGACCGTTTCCTTTCTGTGTAATAGGTTGTTGAGAATCTCTTTAGCTTCCAACGCACCCCCGCTAGGGGGCGGTGTGTGTTTGTTCATCTCGGTAAGAGGTGCGCCATAAAGACGCCTCTCTATCTCTGATGCAGTTAGGATTTCCTTCCTGAACGCACGACGAAATCGCATCACATGTCCAAGCGTGGAACCTGACGAGCAACCAACCACTTGTCACCAAGCCTACGGATAGAGCGTACCCACTGGCGTTGATAACTGCGGATGGTTTCGGGTGGCGCATCGTATGTAGAAAAGATGCGACGAACGTGTGTTAGGTAATGTGTGTTCATGGTGTACCTTTCAGAAGTTGAACTTGTCGAGGATGGCGTCTACGTTTCTCTTGACGTCTTGACGAATAGCCTCGTTCTTTCGCAGATCCGTAGGAGTAACACCCACAAGCAACTGCTCTAACTGACTACGTGCAGTCTCAAGGGCAACGTCATTGGTTACGTTCAATGCCTTGGTGAGATCACACAACTCAAGCGCACCATCGACAAGCGTGTCGTGGAAGCGCCTTTGCTTAGCCTCACCGCCTACATAGTCAGTAGTCAATCTGTCTGACATACGTTTGAGGTGGGTGCTAAGTCTCTCACGCACATCTGCCATAGCAGAGTCGATGCGTTCCT